CTATTAACCACTTAAATTTAAAATGGATATTCCAATTCTATCTGGAATCAGACCTGATATGGGATCAGTCTTGCTATTTTTAAATGAGTTACGAGCCAGTGAAGGTATTAAATTGAAATTGAAAGCCAACAACTATATATACGCACATGATATATCAAGGCCTATTTGTCACAGGTTTGAGATTGATGATGTTGTTGTTGTTATTAGTGAAGATATGTATGGTAAACAAACAAAGCCACTTCCTAAACCATGCACATGGGATCAAGCCAGTGGTCCTAAGTGGCGTAAAATGTTTAATGATCAACTAGTGGTTACAGATTATTCTATGAGAATCCCTGGTGGTGACAAGATAAGACTGTTTAAATTAGCTGACTGTGATGAATTTGGGATATTTTATGTCAGACCTGCAAGGCAGTGTGAACGATCAAGTCCTCATCCCAACCAACTGAAGTCAAAGAAGAAAAGGGCTCGTGATGACCTTGAGAAGGAAGATGAAGGTGACACAGCAGATGTTGAGGCTCATCTAAGAGGCAAAACTCTAGTTATTGATTCATCAACAAAAGGTGGTGTAGTGCCAGAAATGATTGAATACATGGGAAACTATTATAAGAAACTTTAATCTGTCTCAAAGCCTAGCATTTCATCATCTAGAGATTCTAACATTTCTGCGATAGAAGCCTGAGATGTAATACCCACAGCAGACCATTCAGTGACTAATCTAGGCTGGAACAAAGAGGTTTGTGTACCAAATTCAAGCTCATCATATTCATCTTCTTCCAGTGTTGCTTCAGACTGATTTTCCTCTTCTTCATTCAAATTGAACAGCATTTCTGTTTGATTTTCAATAGACAACAACTGACCTACATTAAATTTGTATTTCCAAAAAACAGGTATTGAATCAGGGACCGAGGTCGGAGGAGGCTCAAGAGATAATAACCTGTCGTACTTAATAAGCTTTAACAATATTTGCCAGCATGCTGTTAATCTGTTGCTTATGACATCTGGCATTACTATACAACCTTCCCCAAGAATAGAATTGTGAGCTATCAATTTTGTATTAAACATATTTGAACGATCTATCACATTCTGCAATACACTTGTGGGCAGGAGTAACCTGTGCCTAGACCAATCAGAATCAAGAGATGTACAAATAGAAATGACTTGTGAAATCAAAGGCTTATCATCTTTATAAGTTAAAATATTAGTTTCAAAGTCTCTTATAACAGAAAATGCATCATCATGTTCCCATATGTTCAGTCGGAGCTGGTCACTGAGTATCGCTCCAGTCATGACTCCATCTTCAATTCGAATATTTGTTTGGTAATGATCAAAGTCATTCCTTATAATTGGAGCCTGGAAATGGAAAGGTGTAGAAAGATTTAAGACTGTTGAGTTCCCTAATTGGGCTGTGTCACCCCGGCAAGTAGTACCTTTAGGTATGATAGTGATTGTATCTGGATTATATAGTGCTATTTGGTGTTTCCTACTCTTTTCAGCTACAGATAAAGCCTCAAGGAATTTTTGTAAGTTCTTCATAATTGCTTTCCTACTACTTTCACATCTAAGATTAACTATAATAGATCTATAACTTTCAATGTTTGCTGCTATTTTCGGCTCATACTGTTGGACCAGGACATAATGTTTGTAAGAATTTAGTTCAGACGTCGTGATATGGTGTGTTATAAACAATCCCTTAAATAGTATGTCATTGCCTATTTGTATTGAGAAAAAAGTAGATCTGCTCCTATTCGACATAATGCCATGCCAAACCAAAGACTTTGCTGTTGAAGTTATATAATTTGCAAGATCCTCTGACCTCAAAGCAAGAGAATGAGAATAAAGATGTTCAAGCCTTATTCTCCAATGTTGATCTTTCTTCAAATTAAAATCCGATACCATATAGGGATGCTCATTCTGGCTAAGTGGAGGAGGAACCCTAGTACCTGATCTGCAAATGGCTTGTTCGAATTCTCGTATGGCAACATACACAGGGGGACTCAAGTTAACCTTAGGATCAGTGATGTTTTTTATAGCAGAACGTCTGGCATGTATCTCATGTTGCGGCTTGAACACCTTTATCTTCATGCCATTTATGAAATTGTTAGTCAGCAGTTCATGTGCAGCTGCATAAGATGACATGTGTTGGGCTTCAAATCTGTTTGTAAATTTACCTCCCACCTCTTTAGAAAATTTAACTATTAGATGAGCTGACGACTCTACTAACTGTTGGTTTGCTATAAGTTCAGTATTTGAAGTGAGTGAAGGACTATGCTTATTAGATTCGTAAAACCCTAATAACTCTAGCTCTTTTGTAGGAATCAAAGATATTTTTAGCCCTTCTTTTAATATATCCATCTCATATTTTGTTACTTTGTCTTTATCTGAGATCATAGATTGTTTTATTTGTTTAGGTAGTTTGTCTCCCAAAGGATGTATCCAAAGCTCATCTAATCTGGTAAATGTGCGTATTTGCATCAGACATGTCCTTATGTACTGTATATCAGATTGGTACATGTCATTTGGGGCGCCTCTTGATTCTTTCCATTTTAGCCAGAGGTCCAAGACATTCTGTCTATCTCCTTTGTCTTTAAAAACTTGGAACATTTCTCTCATAGTTATTTGGTTCCCCTGCCTCAGGTAAAAAGCAAATGTACCTTTCCCTACCGAATAATGCTCAGATGTCTCAGATCTCATAGGATCAACAAATTTTGAGAGAAAACCATCGTTAGAGTTCATTTTAGACTCATGAGTAAGGTCATACCAACTTCCTATTATAACATCTGCAATTGACAGTGATTCACGTTTGAACTGCCCCTTTTCAGGAAACAAAGCTCCTCTAGCACCAATCTCTCTGGCAATACGAGAAATAGAATAGTGGGCTTTAAACCTAGCTCGGAACACCTGATCTTCAGCTCGAAGGGGGATACCTGATAAGGCCAGCATGGGATTGTTGCTTGTCAAGATACTTATGGGATCACCTGTGTACATTAATATTAAAGCTTCAGGCATCAATCTTATCATCTCATCACTATCCATATCTCTAAAAGTTCTACTAAATTGGAAGTATATAGCAGCAAGTGGGTGAACCACAGTTTCTATAGGGCATACATGAGGCAAGGGTAGGACATCTATCAGTGCTACTCCTCCTAATTTAATATTTGCATTCAATAAATTATATTGAAGCAGGTGGAAATTCGCCAATAACATACCTAACAAACAAGAAAGACGTACTGTGGATCCTCGTCTCAGAAGGTCAACAGCTGCAAAATTTACTTTCAACGCATCTTCAATAGGATTAAGCCCGCCACCTGGATTCAACCCAGCAATGGCATGCTTTAGGGGAGTCACTATAGGAACACGTCTTGACAACCATTGAGAGTTCAATTCTGCTATGTTTTGAGACATGTAACTTTTTGCTGGGTTAATAATATGGCCTGACATAGTAAATAAAAAAGTTATCTTACTAAAAAGGTTGATAGCTGTCCTTTTAAGGTTACCATGTCTAACTTCAAATATGCCAAGAGAATCATCTGATGTAGATAGAGAGGTACCAGTGAGTATCAGTTGACTAATATTCAATAATCTCATAACTTGATCATAACAACTTGATACAACAACTGAACTTTGAGTACCCATGATACCTTGAGTCATTCCAAATTCCATCATGAAACCTTCTGATATACGTGATTTCCACCCAGGATAAACTTGATTTACCTTGTTCCATAACTGACTTATTATATTTTTAGGTCTTGCAGAAGCATATGCATCTAGAGTACCATCATCAGTCATAGTAAATGTATCTAAAATGCCTTGAGGCATTTTGAACCGTTTCCTAGCCATCAGCAGACATGTGTCGTTCAACGATCTTAATAATAGACGATCTGTGGTGAGAACACCATTAGCTATCATCAATTTATTCTGATTTGTGTTTGGTCCGAACCTAGACATATCTGCAGATAGATAAAGTATCTGACCATCAAAAGGAGTTTCAAAATTTTGCACCATATTGTATATCAGTCTTTCTTTGTTAGGCTCGTTAATAGCATCATTATGTTTAACTCTGGATATATATGAATAACTTTTTTCTGAATAATATGTAGATACTACTCCTATTGAGTTTAAAGCACTTATTTCTCTACTATTGCCTGACTGATCTTTATCAAAAAGTCGTATAAGTATCTCATAATTCTGAGACTCAATCCACAGCTTAATGGACCCTATACTTATGTATGGATTAGTGACTGAATTACAATGTTCATATACAACATTGTATGAAGAAGATAAATTAACAAACCTATTATCTATCACACATGCTATTAACTGTATAATAGAGCTAGATTTCCGATGACTCTGACTTGATGCCAATATTTCATTCATGCTCATGCTCCCTTTAGAAGTCAAAAGAGTTGCTATTGAGAGATAAAAGAAAGAATTGTATGTCGATGTGTTTGATTTTATCTCAACATTGTCAAAATCTTGTAGAGAGTTTGCATCTATCAAACTAACAAGTGTCATCCAAAGATCCCAAGTGAACCTCATCTTTGAAAATCTGGTCCGGAATAATAGACTGTATTTCTCCTCGGCAGAAATTGTAAAATCAGGTGAATTCAGATAATCAAATATTATGTGAGGGTCGCTATTGTGATAAGCAACAGAGATTATTCCAGCTTCATGACTATTAACACCTGCAACCAATTCAGGGTGGTCAGCACACATTTGAAGGTAAATAGATTGTTCTTCTATTAAAT